AATTCAGCAAAGAACAGATTGATATGTTTGACCCCGACGAAGCAGCAATATCCTGTTTTTGTGGAGATTAAATGAAACCCGAAGAAGCAGCCCAAACAATTAGAGACAAAGCCCCAGCTTACGGTGAAGCCAAAGCACAAAGGGTTTACCTTGACGAATTCAGAAAGTCCAAAAAAGCCTTGCTGATGAAAAATGCACTTGAAATGGGTTACGAGGCAGCAAATGCACAGGAACGGGAGGCATATGCAGACCCAGCATATTTGCAATTACTGAAAGGCTTGGCTGCGGCGATTGAAAAAGAAGAGACTTTGCGCTGGGAAATTGAGGCGGCAAGACTGGACATTGAGATTTGGCGAACAAGGGAAGCCACGAACCGAATGCAAGATAGGGTGCATCAATGATTCACTATCATGGAACGCCCATAACTCCCATCAAAGCCATAGAAACAATGGGCGGAAAGCATTTTTGCGTCTCCTATGCCCGACCAGACGATTTGCACAGATGTTTGCGTTTGGGGCAATCTTTGATGCTGGACAATGGGGCATTTAGCGCCAAAACCCGTGGATTACCTTTTGACATTGATGGATTTTATAAATGGGTTGAGCCTTTGCTGGCGCATCCACATTGGGCAGTTGTACCTGATGTAATCGATGGGACTGTTGAGCAACAAAGGGAAATGGTCAAAACATGGCCTTTTCGCAAAGAATTTGGCATTCCTGTCTGGCATTTGGGCTTGCCAATATCTTATTTATTGGAACTTTGCGACACATGGGGTCGGGTTTGCTTTGGGTCTGCTGGTGAATATTGGCAGATTGGCACGAATAAATGGTGCGGAAAAATGGATGAAGCATTTAATGCCATGACTAATACCTTTGGGCGGCAGTTGCCTTGGGTGCATGGCTTAAGGATGCTTGGAATGTCTGCTGGCCCGTGGCCTTTGGCAAGTGCCGATTCTACAAATGTGGCATTGCATCATGCCGAAAAACAGGTTTGTGCGAGTTGCATGGCAAAACGCATAGATTCCACCAACCCCCCATTACTTTGGGAAACAAAACCTTTGCAGGAGATTTTGATTTGATTTATCCAGCGATTTACATTGCCGCCCTTGTTTTTGCCAACTTACTGGTGGCATGGCTTGGCCCTTGGTTTAGCCCAATAAACGCCTTTGTGCTGATAGGGTTGGATTTGTCATTGCGAGACAAATTGCATGAGCAATGGGAAAACGACAGGCTCTTACTGAAAATGGGGGGATTGATTGCGGTAGCAAGTGTTATTTCCTATTTGCTAAATCCAGCAACAGGTGCAATTGCTTTGGCATCATTTCTGGCGTTTGCCCTTGCAATGATAGCTGACACAATTGTTTATCAATTTTTGCGTAAAAAATCTTGGATGATTCGATCAAATGGGTCTAACGTTGCTGGCGCTGCGGTGGATTCCATCACATTCCCGACCATTGCTTTTGGTGGGTTGATGCCTGAAATTGTTGCATTGCAATTTATAGCCAAGCTATTTGGGGGCGGCATTTGGTCGTTTTTGTTGACCAAAATTCCTCAAAAAGCATATCAATGAAATGCCCAGAATGCGGCACATGGACAATCGTCAAAGAAACCAGAACCAGCACAGGAAACAGCCGCCGCCGTAGGCTGGAATGCGCCAATATGCACAGGTTTTCCACAATGGAGACAATAGTTGAGAACAAAACACGAATACGTCAGAAGCAAAAAACTCCTGAAGATGGTGGCAAGCCTTGATTGCCAAGTCTGCGGTTCAGGTCATATGGTGCAAGCAGCACACACAAACTGGGGTAGCGGTAAGGGTAGGGGCATCAAAGCTGATGACAATCAAGTAGCTGCTTTGTGCCTGAAATGCCATTATGAAATAGATCAAGGCAAAAACTTAAGTAAAGAAGAACGGCAAAAAATGTGGATAGATGCACACAAAGCCACAATAAAAGCACTTGAAGCCGATTGGCCTGTAAACTTACCTAAACCGATGGAGATTGCATGAAAACCGTCAATAAACCAAAGACAAAGCCAAAAAGCCCAGACAGAACAGAATTAGCCGAACTAATCTTTGCAGGAATGCGAAACGGTTTAAGCGCCCACCAAGCCTGCAAGCAAATTGGACTGCCTCAAAGCACATTCAATCATTGGCTAAATGATGACTCTAAAATGGCGGCAGAGTACGCGCGTGCGAGGGAAGACCTGATAGAACACATAGCCTCTGAGACTTTAAGAATTGCTGACAGCCCTGTGGGAAGTACAGACAGCGGGGCAACTGACTCTGGCGCAGTGCAAAAACAAAGATTACAGGTGGACACTAGAAAATGGCTTTTGTCAAAGTTAGCCCCGAAAAAATGGGGTGACAAGTTAGAGCTTTCGGGTGATCCAGAGAATCCATTGTTACAAAAAATTGAGCGAGTGATTGTCAAGAATGGGTAAAACCCTGCAAATACAAACACCTGAGTGGGCTGTGCCGTTGTTAGAGCCAAGCCGATACAAGGGCGCATGGGGTGGTCGAGGTTCTGGCAAATCGCACACTTTTGCCGAGTTAATGATTGAAGGCCACATACTTGACCAAAAGCGCAGAAGCGTTTGCGTGCGGGAAATACAAAAATCACTCAACCAGTCCGTCAAGCGGCTGCTGGAGACCAAGATTGAGGCGATGAATGCTGGAGCTTACTTTGCCGTACAGGATTCGGTTATCAAGTCCAAAAAGGGCGATGGTGCAATTATTTTTCAAGGTATGCAGAACCACACCGCCGACTCGATTAAGTCGCTGGAAGGGTACGACTGCGCTTGGGTGGAGGAAGCGCAAAGCCTAAGTCAGACCAGCCTTGACCTACTGAGGCCAACAATCCGCAAACCTAACAGCGAGTTATGGTTTACATGGAATCCGCGCCAGCAATCTGACCCCGTAGACTTTCTATTGCGTGGCCCTGAACCGCCAACCGATGCTTCGGTAATCAAGGTTAACTTTGGCGACAACCCGTGGTTTCCACAAGTCCTGAAGGACGAAATGGAATACGACAAGCGGCGTGACCCTGATAAATATCAGCACGTTTGGATGGGTCAGTACCTACGCAACAGCAACAGCAGGGTATTCAGAAACTGGAAGATTGACGAGTTTGAAGCACCGCCAGAAGTTATCCACAGGCTGGGTGCTGACTGGGGTTTCTCAATAGACCCGACTGTGTTGGTGCGATGCCACATTATTGGGCGAACCCTGTACATCGATCATGAAGCTTACATGGTGGGCTGTGAGATTGTTAACACGCCTGAACTATTCATGCAAGTGCCAGAGGCCGAGAAATGGCCTATCGTTGCCGACTCAGCCAGACCCGAGACCATCAGCCACATGAAGCGCAACGGGTTTCCAAAGATAATGACCGCGGTCAAAGGACCAAAGTCGGTTGAGGAAGGCATAGAGTTTTTGAAGAACTATGACATTGTGGTTCATCCCCGCTGCATCCACACCATTGACGAACTAAGCCTCTACAGTTATAAATCAGACCCATTGACTGGGCGTATCCTGCCCCAGCTGGAAGACAAAAAGAACCATGTCATTGATGCTTTGCGGTATGCGTGTGAAGGCATCAGGCGGTCAGCAGTCACAAAACCAGCTACATTTACGCCATTGCCCAATGTCAAACGCTGGTAGATAATCGCTTTAAAGGACAAATATGGCACGAATACCCAACGACCAACGCCTTGCAAATCTGCACGCTGATGCACTGCGTCAGTTCAACGACATACAAACCGCCTTGCGGGATGAACGATTGCAATGCCTGCAAGACCGCCGTTTTTACAGTTTATGCGGCAGCCAGTGGGAAGGCCCACTCTATGACCAGTACGAAAACAAACCCAAGTTTGAAGTCAACAAAATCATGTTGGCTGTTATTCGTATCGTCAATGAGTACCGCAACAACCGCATCACAGTTGATTATGTGAGCAAAGATGGCTCAGAGAATGACAAGCTGGCTGAAGTCTGCGATGGGTTGTACCGTGCTGATGAACAAGCATCGGTGGCTGATGAGGCTTACGACAACGCATTTGAAGAAGCTGTAGGCGGTGGCATTGGCGCATGGCGTTTGCGCACAGTTTACGAAGACGAGGAAGATGACGAGGACGACCGCCAGCGCATCCGCTTTGAACCCATCTACGATGCTGACAGTTCAGTATTCTTTGATCTGAACGCCAAGCGACAAGACAAATCGGATGCTAAATTTGCTTTTGTGGTCACCAGCATGACCCGTGACAGCTACAAAGAAGTCTACAACGATGACCCGACAGACTGGCCTAAAATTATTCACCAGTACGAATTTGACTGGGCAACCCCTGACATTGTGTTTGTGGCTGAGTACTACAAACTGGAAGAAAAGACCGAGTTAATCCGCATCTTTGAAGCGATTGACGGTACTGAAGAACGCTACACACAAGCGGACTTTGCAAACGATGAGATGCTAGAAGATACCTTGCTGGCGGTTGGCACTCGGGAAGTGCGCCAAAAGCGGGTCAGGCGAATGAAGGTTCGTAAATACATCATGTCAGGCGGCAAGGTTCTGGAAGATGCTGGCTATATTGCTGGCAAGTGCATCCCAATTGTGGTGGTTTACGGCAAACGCTGGTTTGTGGACAACATTGAACGCTGCATGGGTGCGGTCAGGCTTGCCAAAGATGCACAGCGTTTAAAGAATATGCAACTTTCAAAGCTGGGCGAGATTAGCGCATTGTCTAGCATCGAAAAGCCAATCATGACACCCGAGCAAGTTGCAGGGCATCAGGTGATGTGGGCTGAAGATAACTTACGGGATTACCCTTACCTTTTAATTAACCCTGTGACTGGGGCTGATGGCGGTACGCAAATTACTGGTCCAGTGGCTTACACTAGGTCGGCACAAATCCCTCCAGCAATGGCGGCACTGTTGCAGATTACCGAACAGGATATGCAAGACATCTTAGGCAACCCACAAGGTGCTGACAAGATGGTTTCAGGGGTATCAGGCAAGGCTGTAGAGTTGATACAAACCCGTGTAGATATGCAGACATTCATTTACATGAGCAACTTTGCCAAGGGTATGAAGCGATGCGGTGAGATATGGTTAAGCATGGCAAAGGAAATCTACACCGAAGACAAACGGAAGATGAAGACGATTGCGCCTACTGGTGAAGCTGGTATGGTCGAGCTGATGCAGCCAATGATTGACCAAGAGACTGGCGCAATGAAGATGGCAAACGATTTAAGCGATGCAACTTTTGATGTTGTGGCGCAAGTCGGGCCATCCAGTAGCAGCAAGCGTGCGGCAACGGTCAGGGCTTTGACTGGAATGCTTCAGATTACCCAAGACCCTGAGACAGCTCAAGTGCTGACAGCAATGGCGATGATGAACATGGAAGGTGAAGGCGTACAGGATGCTAATGCTTATTTCCGCAAGAAGTTACTGCGGATGGGTGTGGTCAAGCCAACTGATGACGAAGCTCAGCAACTCATGGCAGAAATGCAAGGTCAGCCTCAAGACCCGAACGCAATATATTTGCAGGCCGCAGCTGAAGAGGCTATAGCAAAGGCAGCCAAGGCCAGAGCTGACACAGTGGACACAATCGCTGATGCCGAATACAAACGCGCCAAGACTGTTGAAACACTTGCAAAAGTGGACATGGAAACACAAGAATATGCCATGCGGATGATGGAGATGGTTGTCCCGCCGGGCCAGCTTGAGCCAACACCCGGCGCACAAGTCATGGTTGAGCCGGGGGTTTAAGGCATGGCTGATTTGCGAGAATCCGCCAGAGATCCCCGTGGGGACTTTATGCAAGCAACCCCTAGAGAGCCAATCTCAGGATTTTTGTCTGACTTGACGGCATCACTTTACAGCCCAGAGCGAACCCAAACTCTGCAAGGTGTAGCGCGGTTTTTTGATGTGCCAGAGTTGAGCCGAACTTTAAACAGGTATTCTTACGGGCAGCCAATCACCAATATTGGCAAAGCAAACGTGCCGCTGATACCTGATGACACGGCGGCGGCGGCAATGTTGATTGCACCAGTGGCTACTCAAGCAACACGGTTTGGTGCAAAGGCTGGTCGTCTTGGGACTAAAGTTATTGGTCAAGAGATAACAGACAGGGTAGCAGCGGGCCAATCTTTGTTGCCCAAACAATTAATTAATACATGGGATGCACTGGCGGCACAAAAAGCAAAAATGCTTGAAGATATGGGAAGAGACGCAAGAACCATCTGGCAAGAAACTGGTACATGGAGAGGAAAAGATGGAAAACTAAGGCAAGAAATTGCCCCGCCCGAATCACCACAAATTTTGCAACCATCTACAGACCCAAGTCTCTCAGTAATTAGCCCAAAGACCCCAATCACGCAGGAGAAAAGATATGAAACAGCCCAAGAAGGTCCGTTCCTCAGAGTTCAACCAAGCACTTTTGCCGCAGCTGGACAAAAAAATCGCGGAATACGAGAAGAAATACAGCAACCCGACATTATCGGAGGAGCAAATGGAAACAATGTTCCGCAACCAATATCGGACGAAACGGTCGATCAATTCTTAAAAACGCCAGATAATTTTGTTCGCCAAATAGTTGATGAGTTTTCTCAAAGAACATCTGGGCAAAAGTACGAATTACCAAAAATGCCGCCATCAAGTTTGGCAAAGCAATCGGCTATTGGGCGAACGTTTCAATTAGCGTCTAAAGGCGATGAGTTATATAAAAACACTGTATTTGAAGAATACGGGAAAAAATTTCCACAAATAATTGAATCAACTGGCGCAAAAAATTATGACCAACTTTTAGAAGCGTCATATTTACAACTTGCAAAAGAAACACAAGACCAGTTTTATTCCTTGCCAGTTAGCTTGTCTTATCACCGAACTGGTGAGGGTAGTTATACCAGTAGTAAGGAAATGCTGAAAGATGTTTATGGTAATAAACATTTATATGTCTATCAAGGGGGTGACCCGCACGATTTCTTAAATGCGATTGATCCAGAAACAAAACTTAACACCAATGAGATGTTTCGTGCAGTTCATGATTTTTATGGGCACGCAGTGCATGGAAATCAATTTGGCGCAAAAGGCGAGGAAATTGCTTACGGGGCACATTCGCAAATGTTTTCGCCATTAGCGCGGATTGCAATGGCAAGTGAAACGAGAGGGCAAAATTCTTTTGTTAACTACACGCCAATAAATGCTGAATTAAAAGGAAGAATAAATAAATTGAACGGCATACGTTATGAGGCAAATAGAAGCGGTAAATTAGATGATGTCGCTGAAATTGATAAACTACTGGGTGAAGCGTGGCAAAATTTTCAATTTGCTCCGCAGAAAAGCGTTTTATTGCCGCCGGAATTTTTAGACCCGTCTTTTACTGGCGGGATGCCAAAATATATACAACCGTTAATAAAACCAGAAATGGGAACAACATTTTCTGAAACTCTGACGCATTTTAGTAATAGGCCAGATTTGACATTTCTTGACCCAACCCGTTATGGGCAAGGTATAAAGGGTCGAGAAATGGAAAGACTATTAGGATCAGAAAATCCAGTTATGGAAAGGTCGTATGCTTACATTGGCGACCCCTCCAAAGTGCGAGCTGAACCGGGTTTGGGTATTTATAAATATGGCGCAGAAAGTCAGGGTTTATATAATCTTTTATCAGACCCGCTGGCATTTAGAACCTTAGCAGTCGAATCAAGCCGCACGCCGTTTACATCAAAATATAACCAAGGCATACCTGACCCAAACCAAGCATTTACTGATGTTGAGCGCATGGCTAAGGAGTACGGTTATGAAGGTGCGGCTAACCCAGAACAAGGAACTGCAATTCTGTTTGGGCCAACGGCTGTAACAAGAGCGCAGCCATGACATTGCCAACAAGTTAAAAAAGTACGACAATCAAACAAACGGCAACCACCCAGCCGTTCAAAGTGGGTGAGTTGAATGGGGTCAAAGATGAATCAAAAGGCAGTAATTGAGAGCAATGAAGTCGAGTTAGACGAGGAAGAAATCGAAGTCACCAACATCGTTGACGAAGAAAAAACCGAGGATACCGAGGAAGTTGTTGTCAGTATTGGTGAGGAAGCGCCACCTCCCGAAGAGCACACTCCTGCGCCTGAATGGGTAAAAGAGTTGCGTAAGACAAACCGAGAACTGCAACGGCAGAACCGTGAATTGCAAGGCCGCTTACAAACCGCACCAGCTGAGATCAAGCCAGTGGTGATAGGTTATAAGCCAAAGCTGGAAGATCACGACTATGACACTGATGCATACGAGGGAGCATTAGCAAATTGGTTTGAGCGCAAGCGACAAGCTGATGATGTTAACGCCCAGCAAGAAGCTGAAGTTATGAATCAGCAAAAAGCATGGCAAGCCAAGTTGGATGGTTATGGCAAGGCGAAAGCCGAACTGAGAGTAAAGGACTTTGAAGATGCTGAAGAAGTTGCTCAACAAGTTTTTTCTATCACCCAGCAAGGCGTTTTGCTGCAAGGTGCAGATAACCCTGCACTCGTTGTTTACGCACTTGGTAAGAACCCTGCAAAAGCTAAAGAGTTGGCTGAAATCAAAGACCCCGTAAAGTTTGCCTTTGCGGTAGCAAAACTGGAGAAAGACTTGAAAGTTACAAACCGTAGGCAAGCACCCGCACCCGAAAGAATCATCAGTGGTACTGGTCGTTCATCAGGTGCGGTGGACTCAACACTTGAACGGCTGAGAGCAGATGCAGAACGTACAGGCAATATGACGAAAGTCATTGCGTACAAAGCGCAAAAGCGATCAGCATCCAAATAAATCACTAGGAGTTTTTCATGAGCAATTCATTCAGTAAGGAAGAGCGCGTAGCGTTCGAGGACATCCTCGAAGGCTTTAACGATGCTCTAGTTTTGTCCCGCAACGTTTCCATCTACAACACAGATGGTTCGATGATGGAACGCACCAACAACGTTATTTATCGTCCACAGCCTTACATCGCACAGTCGTACGATGGTATGGATCAGACAAATAACTTCACCGCATACACACAGCTGTCAGTACCAGCGACACTTGGCTTTCAAAAGTCTGTGCCGTTCATTCTTGATGCTTTGGAATTGCGTGACGCATTGCAAGAAGGTCGTTTGGGCGATGCTGCCAAGCAAAAATTGGCATCTGACATCAACATTTCAATTATGAATGTTGCTGCCGCTCAAGGTTCTTTGGTCGTGACTGTTAACACAGCCGCTGGTGATTATGATGATGTGGCTTTGTGCGACAGCATCATGAACGAACAGGGCGTACAGTCTTTTGACCGTTACTTGGCTTTGTCTAGCCGTGACTACAACGGTATTGCTGGCAACATTGCTGGTGGTACAGGCGGTGCATCAGTCTCTCGTAGTTTTGCTGGCACTAAATCCAACACCGCTTTCGAGCGTTCTTACGTTGGTATGGTTGCTGGTTTTGAGACTTACAAGTTGGACTATGCAAACCGCATTGCTGCGGCAACAGGTGCAGACCCAACCATGAGCACATTGGTTGGTGCAAACAATTACTATGTGCCCACAGCAACATCCACTGCGGTGACTGGTGAAACTCAGAACGTTGACAATCGTTTCCAAACGATCACCGTTTCAAGCACCACCAATCTGCCAGCTGGAACAGCCATTGAGATTGGCGGCGTAGAAGCTGTGCATCACATCACCAAGCAAGGTACTGGTTTTACTAAGACCTTCCGTGTGGTGAGCGTGACCAATGCAACAACTTGCGTTATCACACCTCCAATCATTTCCGCACAAGGTGGAACTGATGCCGAGTTGCAGTATCAAAACTGTATCGTGACTGCTAATGCAACAGCAGGCATCAACCGCCTAAACACAGTTGCTGCACCTATCAACTGCTTCTGGCAAAAAGATGCGCTGGAGATTCTGCCTGGTCGTTATGCTGTCCCGTCCGATGCTGGTGTCGCAGTGATGCGTGCCTCTACCGACCAAGGCATTGAACTGGTCATGCAGAAACAATACGATGTCAACACCATGAAGACCAAGTACCGCT